ATCAAAATGTTTCCAAAGATTTGTAGCTTCGTTAATACCTTCGCCAAAATTCATAGCTCTTAATTGAAATTCAATAATTCCTTCAGCTCGTCTTCGATTTTGCTGTCCAATAAGCTTTGCAAATACAAGTTTATCAAAAATTACCTTTGCTGCTTTTTTAGGATTTACTCCTTCACTCATTACAAGTTCTACATCTTTATCTAACATAGTTAAAAGCTTGTTTGCTTCTTCTTCTGCAGCTTTCTTCTTCTTTGTTAGGTCTAATGCTATTTTTTTATATTTGTCTTTATCTTTACCTTCAGCTGATTGATATTTTTCAAGATTTGCTTTTAATAGTTTTATTAGCTCTGCAACTTTATTAAACGCTTTAGATACTGATGATGCTGTTACTTTACCTTTTCTTGGGAACCTTTCAGTTAATTTGCTTTCTGAATATAAATCTTTTCCTTTATGTTTACCAGATTTCTTTAGAGATGATATCATCATTGGATGAAAGCTTTTTGGGTTAGAATCAAACTTAACATAAGCTACTTGACCTTTTACTTTATTAACTAAACCAATTTCTCCCATTGAATCAACGTAATCGCCTTTTCTGATTTCTTCAATAGATTCTTTTCTACCTTTCCATAAATCAGCATCAGCTTTTCTTGCTCCACCTTTACCAGTAATAAAGGAATTTACTCTTCCCATTGCCCAAGCTGCTTGAGGAGTACCAGGATTGTGACCTGAATTCCATGCTGCCATTCCTCTATCGTATACTTTCTTTAGAATACTATAAGAAATACCAGTTTTTTCTGCCTTTTTAGCAAGAGACTTATTTTTTTCTGATAATATGTTTTCTATGATCTTTGAAAATTTCATTAGAGATTAGTCTTATTGATTTTATAAAATAAGAAATCGTAAATATCTGGACCATCAAATCCTTCTTCTTCCATATCTTGATATAGTAAAGAAGCATATTTAATCATTTCTTTCATGTGCTTTAGATTATGTAATCCTTCCATTCTACTTAAATCTCTTGGTCTTTTGATATTTGACATCCCACCCTCGTTAACAGTTTCTTCATTAACTGGTTTTGGATCAGTAACAGGATTCCATTTCATTTTCTTTAATTTAGAAGATGGTAACTCTCCTAAAGCGTGTTCTTTGATTATTTTCTTTAATTTCATTATTCTCTCCTAACGTTTTAGTAAGTCTCTCCATTGTGAAAATTGTGGTGCCATATTTGTTCCCCCGACATCACTGTCTTTTAATTTGTCTTGAGCATCTAACCAATTTCTTCTACCAGTTGTTAATGCCATTGCAAATTTCTTTTTTATATTAACAGCAAATAAACCTCCTGGTAAACCAATAAGGAATGTGCCTTTAGGAACTTTAGCATAACTTTGACCAGCGAATTGTAATGCACCGACTGAACCTCCAGTTGGTTTTACATTAAATTTTACCATTGCATCTTTTACTAAAATGGCTTGAAATTCAATTCCTTCTTTAACTAAAAACTTACCTTCGTAGTTTTCTCTTCTCCATTTCATATCGTCAAATTTTGTCATGATTATTTCCTCTTTGTTATAAATATCAAGCTAGATCAGTAGATTCAAGTAAAGTGTATGTAAAATTATTATTCCAAGCATCTCTAGCAGCTTGACAAATATCTAAGAAACAATGCCAATCGTCATTACTAGCAATTACTTGACAACCAGCTGACCATTTATCTACATAAGTAGAAGTTTTACCAGCATGCTTTGTTGCTCTGTGAATGTTAATTCCAAATAAACCTTCGTCTATTGTTGATGGATCAAAATCGTATTTTCCATCTTTATCTCTATCTCTGTAAACTTTAACAGATTTTTGTTGTCCTAAAGCTAAGTATCTTCCTTGGTGTAATCTTAATTTGTGTGAACCTCTGTATTGACCTGGTACTAAAATAGCACAGCCTTTATCATTCATAGGTTTATCCATCCAATCATCACCGGGATCTGTTGTGCAATTAAATATTTCATAGCACCATTCCCCATCTATCTTATAAGATATTGTTAAGTGATCATCGAATTTGTTAGTTACTCTTTCTCCTGCTTCCATATTTCTAATACCAACGATGTTTACGTTCAAATCACCATTTTCAAACCATTTATACCCTTTAGCTTTTACGGCAGCTTCTACCTGTTCTCTTGTGTACATTTGTTATTTTCCTTTTATTTTCTCTATTGAGCTTATGCCGAATGATCCTAGCGTTACAATAACGAAGGAGTTATATATTACTTCATTTATTACTAGTTCCATTCCGCACCAACCAGTAATTAAATCGCAGATTGCGAATATCACCATTAAAACAAAAGAGGCAAAGCCTACAATTGCTTTTTCGTTTATATCGTTTTCGTCTTTGAATAATTTCCACATTAGAAGTCATCTCCATATATTTCATTAATTTTTTCCTGAACCTCTTCTAAGGTTGCTTTCATAGAAAAAGAAATATCAGCTTGATATCTTTTCACCTCTTCACCTTCATTGAATATTATTATTGTAGGTACAACTACTATCTCGTATTTATTTTGAGCTTTTGTATCAGTAGCTATATCACAAGATTTAATTTTACAATTTTCTAAATCTCCTACCCATTCAACGTCGTTTGCTGAATTCCATCCGGCATTAAAATGTACTATTGTTAAATCACCACCGATTTTTATTGTTTGACTAAAACCTATAAAAGGTATTAACATGACCAATAATAATTTGAATAATTTCATAACTTATCTCCTGTTTAATTCGTCGATTTTTTCCTCTATACGATCTAGGTCTTCTTTAATTTCTTCAACGTCTTCTTGAGTATTCTCTATAGTTAAACGTATATTCTTGTCTTTCATATCAAACTCCATCCTAGTTACATCTGGTGGAGGAGGAATAGGTAATTCTTTGGCTTCTTCTATATCTGCTTGAAGAGCAAACCACATTCCAATTACAGTTGCCATTGCAAAGCCAATTGCTATTAAAGTTTTTATACTTACCTTAAAACCTGAGTCTTCGTTTAATTCTTTTGCCATAGTTTAATCCCAAAATATCATTTTACCTATAATACCTAACAGAGCTACCCAAATAGACCATAGAACCTTTTGAGTCTTTCTTCTATACTCTGTGTTTTTATTTATTCTAGCAATAGCACCATCATCTGGTCCCAACAGTTGTTTCTTAATCATAGTTAAATCTTCTTGCATCTTTGTTTGCCCATTTTTCAAGTATTCAACATCTTGCTTTACAAGTTTGATTTCGCTGTACAAATGTTCGTTAGTTGGTCGTGCCATTTTTCTCTTCCTTATCTAATTACATAATTGAAACCGAAACTAAAGTCGTGCCAATTTCTGTTCCAATATTTATTATATTTTCCTTCTACAAATAATCCTAATTTCTTTGGTATGATGTAATACCCAAATATTAATCCTCCCGAGTAATCTATCCATTGTCCACCGTGGAATTTATGATATGAAAATTCTCCACCATCGTCATAATGATATGGCATTATATTTCCCCAAGAGTGTAACCAAAAGTCTTTTGTATAATGATAATAGTCAAAACCAATTACAACAGAATGCTGTAAATTTTGTTCTAACTTATTTCTTTCTTTTTCTACGTAATCAGATAAAGCTTGAGGTATTACAACACCCTCCCAAATTTGCGTATTTTCTGCTACTAAATTGCCAGATGGATTATAGTATGTTACTCCTCCCTGTCCATCGAATTGAACTGAATAACCTTCTTGTAAAGCTAGGTCAGTATAGTGTAGATTACCATTTGATAATAACCATTCTTCTAATGGATCAAACCCATAAGGTTCGGATAATCTTTGTACAGCTCCTATATTAAAGGATAATTTTTTACCAACCTTTAATCTATATCTTTCTGAAGCTTCGAAGTATTGGATATCTGCAAAACCATCTTGTAAATATTCTGCTTTAGCAATCCAGTTATCAGCAATATATCTTAAGAAGTGCTGTTGATTTAGGAATTCAATACCTTGTTGTCTTGCTAGGTCTGCTTCAAATAAAAATTCAAAACCTTTTATTTTACCAATAGTTGCAGCATCTGAAAAAGAGTTTTCTGTACCATTGTAAAAAGTATTAGCTCTATTTTCATAACCTAATCTAGCAATTTTTCTTACCCCAAATGCTATAGAATAATCAAAAGGTGTAGAGATAGTTTGAGTTTCCAGCCCATTTGTAATAGAGAATACATCTACATCAGAAACTGAGTTACCACCATTTACAGCTCCATAGAATGTAGAAAACTTAAATATCTTTTTAATTTCTTTTTTGAATTTGCTATCATCTTGAGCACAGCATTTTTTTGGTACTGCACAAGATGCAATTAAAATAGTTGCTAATATATACAAAAACTTTTTCATATTAATCTTTCCTAATCTTTTATTGTTTTACTAATCTCTGTTGGAATCTTCTACCATCGTGTATAATTACCATATTATATAATCCAGAAGGATATCCTGCTAGTGAAATTCTTTTTTCTTTTGATTTTAAGATTGTTCTTCCTGATAAATCGTAAATCTCTACTTCAATGTCTAATCTTGTATCTATATTAAATATATCTTCAGAAGGATTAGGATAAACTATAATAGTACCCGACCCAGATAATTCTTCTACTGATACTGGCCATCCTTGTTGACAGTAATCATACATTGATTGACATGAAGCATCCCAGTCAGTAGTGCAGCAATAATCGTCTACATCTATTACCCAAGCATAACATCCATCGTTTAACCAATATGGTATTCCTGGTCCTCCGTAGCAACCTGCATCATATAAACAAGCTGTTGAATCTGAAACATTTGCTGCTGGATTATAATTGTAAGCTGATACATCAGTACATCCTGTTATTATTTCTATACAAGAATTATCATCAAAACAAGCGTTGGGATCATAGTTCAATGCTGTTGGATCTGTACAACCTGATATATAACAACAGCTGTTATCCGAGGTATTTGCTAGTGGATCATAATTTAATGCAGTTGGATCATTACAACCATATACAAATTCTATGCATGAACCATTATCAACGTTTGCTAGTGGATTGTAATTAAACATGGTTGAATCAGTACAACCGTAAATTGGTAGAATACAAGATAAATCATCTGTATTTGCCAGTGGGTCGTAATTTAATGCTATTGGATTAGTACATCCATATACAACTACTTGACAAGTTCCATTGTCTGTATTTGCTAATGGATCATAATTAAATGCAGTAGAATCTGTGCAGCCATAAACATAAGGAATACAACCACCTGATGAAGTATTTGCTAATGGATCATAATTAAACATAGTTGGATCCATACATCCAATTATTACTGGAATACATGTTGAGTCATCTACATTGGCAGCTGGATCATAGTTAAATGCTGTTGGATCAGTGCATCCAAGTACTGGATAGACACATCCATTGTTAACTGTAGCAGTTGGATCATAGTTTAATGCTGTGCTATCCGTGCAACCGATATAATAGCATGAGCCATCGTCGGTATTTGCAACTGAATTATAATTATCAGCTATTGTATCTGTACATCCGTAAATGTATCCTATACATGAACCATCATCAGTATTTGCTAAAGAATCATAGTTAAAAGCTAAATCATTTGTACATCCATATATAATTGGAATACAATTTCCATCATCCGTATTTGCCAATGGATCATAATTAAATGATGTTGAATCTGTACAACCAAATATCTTTGGAATACAAGTGTTACCACAGAATGGAACTCCTGTATACTTTGTCCAGAATGGAGATTCAAATGATTGTAAAGCTCCTTGACCATTATTTGCAAAAGGATTCTGTCCTTCATACATTAAAACAAAACCATCAGAATTGGTTAACTTGAAAGAATTGTGCCACGTTTGGAATTGCACTTCTTGTGGTGGTTGTTGTGGTCCACCAACTTCAAAGTATCTAACTTCTACTGGAACTCCTGGGTCTAAAATAATATTCCAAGTTTGTTGATAATTACCTGGTCCTAATGTATATGTTCCAAGATCAATGCCATTTTGATATATACCAATGAATGAGTTACCCCAACCATCTCCTCCAGCATCTCCAATCCATAATTCATAATTACAATCTGGAATAAGATCCATCATTGTTGCAGATGGGTCATAGTTAAATGCTGTTGCATCAGTACAACCATAAGTGTGTAATGTTGCACAAGATCCATCATCGTTATTTGCAGCTGGATTGAATTCTACATAATCGTCATCTGTACATCCATCTATTACTGGGATAACTGGGCATGGTGTAGCTGTTTGAGGTCCTGAATATAATACATTTCCAAAACCAGGATTATCCATATACCAAATAGTATCTCCTGAGCAATCATAAATAACAATAGCTCCATCTGTATTTCCACCTGATGTTGAACCTGCCATACCATCACCAAAGTCATCGTTAATAATCATTTCAAATGCAGCGTTTTGATCTACACAAAAAGTATAAGTATAAGTTTGTCCTATATCATTGAAATCATAAGTTCCTACTGGATATGTAAATGTATTCCCTAAACCGTCAACGAAGTCCCAGCTTGTTTCTCCTGGCCAATTGTCTAATGTTATTGAAATTGAAATTTGATATTGTGTTGCAGTATCACAAGTTGTACCTGAACAAGAACCATCATCGAATGTTGCCCATGGATTATAAGATGGTTGTGCTGGATCTAAACAACCTGGAATACAAGGTGTAGGTGTATAAAATATAGTATCAGATAATGAACCATCTGCAAATTCTACTTGACCATAATGTTCTACCTCCCAATTAGGTGGCATCTGACCATTTCCTGCGTATACCCCAAAGTTTGTTGCTCCATAACCTAGTCCATATTGAAAAGGTCCTACGCCATCTTCATTTGAATACCAGAATTTTACCGGTTGACAGCTTAAATTGTTATCTAGAGTCCATTCAAAATAAACTAATGTTTGTCCATTTGGTAAACAAGTTTGTGTTGCTGTATCCGTAAGAAGACCACCGCATGGTGGATAAATACAAGATCCATCATCAGTGGTTGCAAGTGAGTCGTAATTTGTAGCATTTACATCTGTACAACCAGATACTGGTGGTGCACATGGTGCTATAATTAAAGTGTCTGTATATAAAGAACCAAAGTCGCCTTCTACATATACTATTGTATCTTGACAATCATTTTGTATTAAGAACCATCCTTCTGGTGAACCATTAAAACCTCCTAGTCCATCTCCATATTGATCATATAAATTAAGAATAATTGTTCCGCCAACATCAATTGTTGTATCATATAGAGTTTGATCCTGCATTATAGAATCAGACTGTGCAATAATTGGTGAACCACCTGGTGGTGTTATAGTCCAAGAAGTTTCTTCTGGATAATCATCTGTTAATAGTTGTATGTTAATCCAACTGTTCTGTCCAAATATAACTGTTGGTAATAGTGCTAATAAAACTAATATTTTTCTCATATTTCGAATCCCAAATTTAATATCATAAATCTAAACTTAGATTTTTCTAATTTTATTTCTAATACTGTAAAAGTACCTAATCTAAATTCTAAATAGTACTTTTCCTTTTTATTACCGGCATCAAAACCGTTTATCCAATTTATCATAACATTTTCCCTTTATTTATGAAGAAAAGACTTTTTTCTTTCCTCCGTCGTATGTATAAGCATGTCCTTCTGTGATCAATTGCTTATTTATACAAATTTCATTACCATCTTTATCTTTAATATAAATCTCTCCTAGTAATCTTCCATATTTACCAAGACCATGAGATTTAATTCTAAAGAAACCTGGCTTTGAACTTACTTCCATTAGTAATTCTTTATTTCTAGCTTTTGCAGCTAATCCTAATTTCTTTTCTTCTAGATTTCTTGTTCTGCTTTCCCAAGTATCTATTTCTGAATATCTAACTCTTTTCTTAAGCCAAATATCAAAACCTACATCAATGAGAGCATCGATAGTATCTCCATCAACTACTCTCTCTAACTTTCCTCTGTAAATATACTTATCCATTACAACAAGTGCCACCAGGCATATTTGCTTTACAAGCTTTACATTTACATACTTGCCAATAAGCCCATCCAGCTGCTGAAGCTAGTAAACCTAGTCCAACCCAAATATTAGCTCCAAAAGTGCAACCTGCACCAACTGCTAATAAATAACCACCATAGCATTTAACATAACATAGTATTAAATTGTATAAACTTCTGTTTTCATTTACATGAGCAATGATTTTCTCATCCAATTCAGTTTTATCTAAAACTTTTTTAACAACTTTCTTAGCTGTCTTTTTTATTTTTTTCTTTGCCATTTTTTATCCCTTGTTTTGAATATAATATAATACATCTTCTTCCCAATCATCGATTGAAAAATCTTTATAATCTTTTTTACTTTTTGGATCTAATCTCCAAGAATTTTTTAATGAGTCCATGTAAGCTTTTGTAGCTGCTGAACCTACTCTTGCTGCTTTAGCACCTTTCATTGCCATTTTTAACATTTGAGAATCAGACATTTCAGTTAATTGCATTTCTTTTAATTGTTCTACAACAGATTCTCTTTTTGGTCCGTGCTTTGCATAGATAGCTTTCCATTCACCTTTTAATTTTCCTTTAAGTCTATCTCCAAAGCCCATTGCATTAGCTGGTCCAATCAATGAAGCAATTCTACCTTTTAGAATATGCTTACCATATTTTCTACCATATGGTGAGGTCTTAATCCAAAACAAAAGGTTTGTTGCCAATTCCTTTGAAAATTTAATACCTTCAATAGAAGTAGTTCTACCTTTCATTACATCTTCTAGTCCAGCTTTTGTAGAGATTTCGCTCATGACTGTTTTTAACATAGGTTCAGCCATTTCTCTAATCATTTTTCTAAATTTGATTTCTGATTCATTCATTTTATTCTCCTTGAGTTTACCTTCATAAGTAACTTCTTTATTTCCTAAAGCAGATGCCATTGCTGATACTTCAATCCAGTTTAATTTACCGCCATCAGGTCCTTTCCATTTACCTTTACCTAAAGCTGTATAAGTTTTACCATTCATATTAAGTTTTTTACCTGCCTTTGCCATCTTAATAAAGTTTCCAGCATCCTTAGCTTTGATAGCAGCTTCTTTCAATTTCTGACTGTCAGATTTTACTAAAGTAGCTTTTCCAGTTTTTTGAATTACAGCATCTAATTGATCAGCAATACTAGGTGCTATCCACATACCTTTTGTTGGGTGACCAGATATAGTTATTGTGTCACCTGAAGCTTTTACTACCATGTTGATAGTTCTATTTCCAGCTTTGAATTTTTTGTATGCTGCCATTACAGCTTTTGAATCTTTTACTTTGTATGTTAAAGATTTGTACATGTGACCAGATTTTACGTAATCTTCTGTGTTTATTATTTTGACAGGGTATATTTCAGTACCAGGATCTTCATACCCAGTAACTTTTTCTTTCAAACCCTTCTCCTTCTTTAGCATTTGAGCAATCTTTAATAATTTTTCTTTGTCGCCTTTCTTTAATTTCTTTAAGGCATCTGCATGAGCTAAAGCTTTTATTGTTTTTTCCCATTGTGCTGTAGATTCTTTTACAGATTCTGTATCAAAAGCTTTTTCTCCTGGTGACATCTCATCATCGCTACCCATAAGCTTTATTCTTTTTTCACCTAAAGATTTGCCTTCTGTAGTTGTATATTGTCTGTAGGCTTTGAATGCTTTTGGGAAGTCTTTTTTGAATTCTTTATCTCTTAAAGCTCTTGCATTACCATGCTTTGCTTTTAATTTCTTTGAAGCTTTGATTGATGCATCTAAATCGTTAACATATATTAAACCTTTCATTTTTCTAGGGTCATCTTTACCATAAGTACCAGACCAAACGAAATATCCTTCGTATAAGCCTTCGTGCCCTGGAACGTGATCTGCATTTAATACGTCTTTTGGTAATTTGCTTGTCATATTAACCGACTTAGCTATTTTGTTTGCTAGTTTCTTTAGATCATATAAACCGAAAGTACTTTTTACAGGCATAGCTTTCATCAAGCTACCGTTTTTTCTAAAATAAACCTGGGACTTAACCAATTCAATTTCGTAAGGTCCAAAGGTTATTTTGTATTCATTTTTTGCTTCTTCCATTGAAGGTTTCCTCTTGTATTTTTATGAATAATTATTCTTTAATAAATATCAATTTCCTAAACTAAATTGCTACTTTTTAGGCTTAGTATACTTAAACTTCTTATCCAATAATACATTAGCTTCTGTTTCAGCATCCATATGAGATTTGTATGGTCCACCAACTTTATTTTTGCCATGGAATAAATTTATTTCAACTGATCCTCCAATAATTTCGATTTCTCCTTTATGATTCCTCTTCTTTCTTGGCTGCGTTATCTTTTGTCTGATATCAAAATATCCTACCTTTCTAACGTAGCTTCCTAGTTTAATCGACTTTGGTGTACTGGCCATTTTATCTCCATTTCATATTTATAGGGTTATTATATAAATATATAGTTATTCACTATTAGAGTTCTTTTTAGGTTCCTTATGTTTGGGTTGCTTCTTTTTCTTTTTTCTTTTTGGTAATTTAATTTCACCATACTCATCTAACTCTAGATGGTTAATATTAATTTTCATTTAATCTACCTTAATCTTTAATTTTTTAATTTCTTCTAGAAATTCTAATACTTCTAGTTGTTTGCCTTTATCGTTTTTAATTTTAACTAATGGTAAAAGTTCTGGTGTCTTGTCTACCATCCACATTAGCTTCTTCAAACCTGTTCCTCCCCAAAATGTTTTGAATGAACTTTCACCCAATAGATTACTTTCGAAAGTAGCTTCTTTTTCTTTATCGTCTGGAAATAAAATAAAATATTGCATTATATTACTGCTCTTCCTTTTTGTTTGTTCCAATCAAAATTAGTTCTGACTTGGTTGTTCTTTTTATCTGTTGCAGTTAACATCTTAGGATCTATACCTAATTCAGATGCTACATTTATTAATGCTCTAACATCTTTTGGAAAGCAATGTCCACCGTATCCAAAATCTCCATCTGGTCCTGGAACTTCTAAATGAGAATTACCTATTCTATTATCATATTGAGCATACTCTATTACTTTATCGTAATCTATATCTAATCCATTACAAATCTGGTACATTTCATTTGCAAAAGAAACTTTTGTTGCTAGAAAAGAATTTGTAAAATACTTAACCATTTCTGCAATCGTTGAGCTTGTTTTTATAATTGCTACTCTTGGAAATGCTTTTTTGAATATTCTTCTTACTTTTGTTGATGCAGGTCTTGGTCCACCAATAATAATTCTATTTTGATTTTTGAAATCTTCTATTGAATTTGCTTCTGTTAAAAATTCTGGATTAAATACAATACTTAAATTTTCATATCTATCATTCCACTTTTCAGTTGTTCCCGGTGGGATTGTAGATTTAACAATAATTATTTTATTTCCTATAGAATTTAATTCTTCTAAAACTGGTTCTATAATTCCTAAGTGACAAGAACCTTCGCTATCCATTGGTGTAGGTAAGCATAAAAATATAACCTCAGATTTTTCGAATAATTCACCTAATGATTTACATGTTGAATTTTTTGCGATATCAAATGTTTCTATATTGTAATGCTCTTTTAACCCTTCAAAGACTGCAGTCCCTACAAACCCTTGACCTATAATACCTAATGTTTTCATTTTTCTGTTTTCCAATAATCGTAAATACCTTTATTTAATTCGTAATCCCCCCAAAAGAATCTTTTTCTGTTTGGTTGTGTTTGAGCCCACTTCCACATTTTAGTTAATCCTTCTTCCAAATCTATTTCATGTTTGAAATCTAATAGTTGTTGGGATTTTTCCCATGTTGACCAAGCATGCTTAGCTTCATGTCGCGCTTCCAAGTATTTTTTTGTAAGGGGGGTGCCGGTGACTTTTAATAATATATCGCAAGCTTCATTGATAGTATATTCTTTGATACCACCAAGATTAATAATTTCTCCAATACATTCATCTCTTTGAGATGCATTCCAAAATGGAATTATAGAATCATCTACATAACTAAATGCTCTTTTTTGTTCGCCATCTCCAAATATAGTTGGCTGCATTCCATTGATTATTTGATACATCCAAATTCCTAATACATTTCTATACTTGTCCCATATATTTTGATTCTGACCGTAGAAATTGTGAGGTCTTACAATTGTATAAGGTAAACCATGTTGTTCATAAGCTATTTTCAGATCCATCTCTACACCATACTTAGCAATACCATAAGGATCAATAGGGCATTGCTGTAGATCTTCATGGAATGGTGGTTTATATTTATTACCATATACAGACATTGAACTTGCAAATACAAATCTCTTTACACTGTGTTCAATACTACAAGTAATTAAATTAGTAGAAGATATTAAATTATTCTCGTAATTAAACTTTCTAATAAATGGAGATAGACCTTCTGCTGCATATGCTGCAAAATGATATACTATTTCAGGTTTATGTGTTTTGAATAAATCTTTGACTCTGTCTAGTTCTTTTATATCGAACTTGTATAATTCAACGTCTTCTGGTAAATTTTCAATGTAACCACCAGATAAATCGTCAATCCCTATTACTTTGTAATCTGTATTTTTTACAATCCAATCTGCTAGTCTTGAACCTAACAGTCCAGCTACTCCTGTTACTAAAATAGTTTTATTCATAGTTTATCCCTTTTACTTTATTACCCTTTGGTGAATGAGTATTATCCTGGTTCTTTATCATTCCAAAACCCCATTTATATTTATATAACTCGTGTGCTTCACTTTCGCTTTCTGTAAATCTTTGTCCCTCTTTACCATTTTTAGTAGCGACAGAACCAAAATGATAGAAATTTAATTTTCTAGACCTTAAGGTTTTCATACCTGCTAATTCACATTTCAAAAAGAAGTCCCAATCGCAAACGAATGGTGATGGATATAAATCGTCAAAACCTCCTACCATCATATACTTTTTCTTTGATATTAATAGTGGGAATATTCCTCCATCTCTTGTAAGATGATCTTTTCTAAATTGTGGTTCAGAAGTAATAAAATTGTCTAAATCAAAATCTTCTGGTGTGCCAAAGTCTTCTGTTTCAAAGTTAAAAATACTAGGAGATTTTTCAATTTGATTGGGTGTAAGTATTATATCTTCATGATAATCGCTTTCTAGTATTGCATCCCAATCAGCACATAAAACATTGTCGTCGTTTACTATGAGAACTTTATCGGATGAAGCATTCCAAACTCCTAGATTCAAAGAATATTGCATTCCCATATTTTCAGGGCTTTCTATAAAGCTAACGTCATTTTCATATTTTTTTATTATTTCTGAAGATTCTTCTACATAACCATCTATTATGCAAATAATTTCATTTCTATATTTTTGACCCAATAAAGCAGATTCTAAACATATATCTAAACATTTTGGATTCCTATAACTTGGTATAATTAAACTAATCATTTATTTCCTCCCAATTTGTAAATGGTGAAAGCCATGCAGTTTCGCAGTGAGTACTAAAACCTGGAACTGAGCTTAATGCTGCAACTCCTTTCTCTTTTGATAATTCTGTAAAGAATCCAAAAGAATTAGTTATACTATTACTAGAATATTTTTCTAATAAATGTTTGTCGTGTTTTAATCTAGAAACCCTAGCTGCAAATGACATAACTGTAGAATTTGTAATTTTCCAATGTACATTTTCTGTTTTCACTAATCTTGTAACTTCTCCCTTTTCTTCTATATAGGGATTACCTCCGTTTTCTTTATTTATATATTTGTCAGGGTGATCGTATAAAGTAACATAACTATCATAAGAATTTAATGCTTCAATTAATAACCCTTTAGATTCTTCTTTGTGTAAGAAGTCATCCTCTAATAAATATACAAAATCAGATTCTAAATTCTCTTTTATTGCTAAATTTAATGCATCTCTAAAAGTACCAGAACCATTTCCATTTGAAACTTCAATAAATCTTACTCCTAAATTTCTTAATAATTCTATGTGTTCTACATTTAGATTATCACCAATTACTGTTATATTTTCTTTGCCAAATTTATTTATGCAATTTTGTAAACAAGTTTTTTTACTAGCATTTGAAATTTTATTTTTATTTATACCAGCTTGTTGATTTGATAATCTGTAATATACTTTTATATTTTGAGGTTTAGATTTTAATCTAGTAACGCCTAGTCCACAACTACCATAAAAGCCAAAGTGATCATAATCTTTTATTGGAAAAGTTTCTTCGAAAGCTTCTCTCTCTGCCATTTCTTGATGATTCAAATTTTCTTTTATGCTTATATATTTCTGAGCTTCTTTACTAGAGTATGGAGAAAAGCTCCATTCATGATATAAGTGTAAAGCTTCTGGATACTTTTCATATAAAAGTTTTGCTACTGGAAAGCAGAAATCTGATTCATGGCTTGCATCTGTAAATATGATATCGAACTTTTCATTTAGTTTTGGAATTAAATCTAGTGCATCTACATCGCCGTATTCTTTTATGATACCGCTTTTTATATACTTAACAAAAGAAGGTATTAGGTTTGGATCATTTGCATTGGAAAATTTATCGCAAGTGTGTAATGTACCAGAACCATTAGTTTCTAGAGCTTTTGCAATTACAACAGAAGAGCATCCAGCTGCATGACCTATTTCCAATACAGATTTAGGCTTCATCCTTCTAATATATAGATATATAATTTTACCTTCATTGTAATCTACTGGACCTGCTCCAGCTATATGACCATTACCATTTGAAGATTTAGTAATAATTTCTTCCATGAAACCGTTATCCCAGAAATTGTCAAACTCTTTTTCTAATTCTGAATAGTCAGCAAATTCCAATTTCAATTGGTTTACAATTACTTCGTCATTTTTATATTTTTCTTTCAAATCTTTTAATAGTATCATAAGTATTTTATCCCTTTAACTGTATTAGATTTCATACCTTGTCTAACTGGTATGTATGTTATATCTACGTATCTTGGTAAAACGTCATACATAGAACTGCTATATCCTAAATTTATTTTTGCTTTAGATCTTATATATAATTGAACTCTAATAGAAACTTCTATATCCTTTAGATTTAATCCAACTTTTATAAAGTCATAAGGCGTTTTATCTCCATAATAAACAAATTCATATTTTGAATGTTCTTTTAGAATACTTTGTAAAGCTTCCTCCGATTCCCCTTTGTAATTGTCCGAGCCTATATCTGTATTACTTAGAATTAAACCGCAAAATTCTTTTTCTCCAAAATACTTCTTTATCAATGAATCACCTTGTTCTATTTCATCTTCTGTCCAATAGAATTCTGGCTGGTTATCTTCTAATTCATTTTCTGAGAATTTCCAAAACTTCAGAACTTGGTTTATCAATGGTTCATTTATATCGTCTTCATTGTATATCCTATAATGATCATGGAATACTTCATTTTCAACTTTATCAATGAATCCATCAACATAAGGGTTATTCTTATATACCCTTTCAACATTTTTTTCTGGGTTTGGCCAGTGATTCCAAAGTTCTATATCTTTCGTATAAAACTCTTTTATTAGTTTTTCACTTGGTAAATAAACTTTACAATTAGGATATTTTTCTTTTAGCAATCTAGGCATTGCAGATAAGATTCCCCAATCTCCAAAACCATTAGACATTCTAAACAAAAGAAAATCTCCCTTTTCTAAATATTCCTTTGGTATATATCTAGGATCTTTACTTGAAAAGCCGAGGTTTGTTACCTCTCCAGCCCAGCTAAAACCTTTTTCATTTAATCTAAAAAATACTGGCATTACAATTTACTTATTATTCTTATTACATCATTTACATCTGCAACCGTCATTGCTTCGTGAAACGGTATACTTAAAGTATGTTTAGCTAATTCCTCTGACTCAGGGCATTTTATATTAGAACCGTAAACTTCATGGTTATGTAGACATGAATAATGAATACCAGTTACTAAACCTTTCTTTTTCAATTTAGCCATTGCTTTAATATTATCTTCTACTTCAATTCTGTATAAATGATTACTTGTGTTATTTAACTTAAACCAAAAATTATATATGTCTCTAATTTCTTTAAGAGTTTTTAATTTATTTTCATATTTTTTGAAATTTTCATTTGCAACAAAAGCTTGAACAGAATTCAAATACATTTTATATCCTGGAAAATTTATTTTTCTTTCCCAATTGTTTTTTGCAAAAGACATTCCATTTAATGTTGCTTCTCTAAACCAATCAATCTTTTCTTTATCGTTGCTTACTATCATACCACCATCTATACTTCCAACTGGTTTTGTTGGATAAAATGAAAACATCATTAAATCTTCATCATTAGCTTCTTTCTTAAATTGGTCTTTTTCTAATTTTTGAGCTGAATCTATTATTTTATAATCTTCAAAATTATGCAATACATAAGAATCTCCAACCCATTCTACGTTGTCTGTAAATTTAACTTTATTACCAGAAGTTATAATAGCATTAGCAACAACTGGTGGAATCATAGAAGGTATTTCTATTTCTGTATTCTTATTTAATAATGCTAAGAATATTGCATTTGTTGCACTGCTAACACCACATGCATATTTTGCACCAACAAAATCTGCTATCTTCTGTTCAAATTCATTTACTAAATTGTCGTGTAGTATATGATTAAACTTTCCAGTGTCTATAGTGTAATTTTCTATATTAAATAGATTTATCATTTAGTATCCTTTTTAATTTGTCAATATTCATACTGCTATCTGTAGCAATATCCAAATTAGTAATATCTTTTCTAGATATTTTACCAATATTCTTTTCAATCTTTTTTACATGATTGTAGATTGTATCTGATTCCTTACCAAGGTTTACAATACCACTCTGATCAAGTAATTCTAAAGTTAATCTTGCTGCTTCTTTGTATTCTATTAAACTTTTCTTAACATCAACAAAAGCTTTTTTGTGAGGATAAGGATTTTCAACCATTGCTGTTCTTATTATTAACGAGTTATCATAAAGTTTTACAGAGCATTCACCACCAAGTTTTGACCAAGCATATTCATTTATTGGTAACAGAGCAGAGTCTTCGCAATAGTTTCCATCTGTTCCAGGATATACAAAATCTGTAGAAATGTATATAAATTTTACATTAGTTTCCATACATGCTAGAACACAATTTGCAGTACCTATTATATTAGATTTTATACTAACATCGGGTTTTTCTTTATGCAATATCATTGGCCTAGATAGTGCAGCAGTGTGAATAAAATAATCTGGTCTAGTAATTCCTAGGCTTGACTTTATACTTGAAAAGTTTGTCACATCCATCTGTGATCTGCTTAATGCTTTAATATCAAATTTAGTATTTTCTGATATTAAAGACTTTGCAAATTTACTTTCACCACCAGATATTAAGATTTTCTTCATTAGTCAAATTTCAAATTGTCGTTAAATCTTGCTTTAACTTTTTCTTTCTTTTTATCTTCTTCAGTCATTTTAGACCAGAACATCATTCCAACTGTTTTTCTATCCATGCCTTTAGTAATTTCAGGAAAACCGTGCCATGAATAATCGCTACATTTGAATACGTTTAATGTATTAAATCTGTATGGAATTCTAGTATGATTTTCTCCATCATGTAATCTTACATCAAAAGATGGGTCATGGACTTCAGACAAACAAAGTATTGCGCTATATTCTCTTTTCCAATCTTGATGTAAACCGTGAACTTCTGCGTCTATATGCATTCCAAGAAAACCACCTTCACCATTGGAATTAGGTGTTAACATCATTCCTCCTCCATAATGACCTAAGTCCGGGAATGCGTTTGTTGTTAAGCCATTGAAAGCTATGTTAGGATCAAAGTTTGTTGCAATATAATTCAAACATAATCTTGCAGCAGTTGGTAATTTTTCTCTACCAAGCTTTGAACAGTATTGTATTTGATTATCGCCTGCTCCATATTTCACCCAATCCATATCTTCATTAAAACTTTCAGCTGCTGCTCTTGCTAATGCTGCTGAAGGTATAAAATTATCTATAGATAAATGTTGTATTTTACACTTACTCATTTGTTACTCCTTTTATTTTTTTGAATTCTTCAAAGTCGTTTATGTAATCTGATGGATTGTATTTAGTATTTGCTAAAACCAACATTACTGTATCTTCTGTTAAATATACTTGCTCATCCCATATCATCTCTGGTATGTATAACCCTTGTTGAGGCGATTCTAATAGATACTTTCTTTTTCTTACACCATCATGAACTAATACTTCTACTTTTCCATGCAAACAATATAATACTTGTTTAGTTTCAAAATGAGAATGTTTACCTCTGTCATCTTGATTCTTTACACCATATACATAGAAAACTCTTTTGATATCAAATGGTACATCAGTATTACCTTCAATTGGTACAAGATTTCCATCTGGTTCAACCATAGTTCTTGCATTAAAGAACTTAACGTCTTCTATTGTTATTTGTTTTCCGTTTTCCATTTTTCTCCAAATTCTCCAACTGATGCTCTAAACTCATCAGCACCATTATTATATTTTTCAGTCATGAAATACATTAATATAGACCCAGGCTCCAATGCTTTATAACCATGATATATACCAGGTGGGATTTCTAATACTCTTGGGTTTCTGTCTGAAAGGTATTCGAATGTAGCACCTTCTTCATGAGTTGCTAATCCTATTTTGAAAGAACCTTTAATACAAACCCAATAATCAGTTTGTACATTGTGTTTGTGCCATGCAACTATATGATTCGTAGAATTAACAGTTGATATATTTATTTGCCCTGGTCCTAAATTTTCAAAGACATCCAAATATCTTTGAGCTCTATCATCTTCGTGATATGGTATGTTTTGAAATTTGTAATTCATAATACTAATATAATCATTTTTTTCGACATATCCAAATTATATTACTCTAACATTTGGTATATGGGTTATAAATTTTCCACCTCTTTCTCTAAATTCTGTTTCTTTTTCTTCAATCTCGGTTAGGAAATTCCAAGCTCCTAGGAAAACATAATCTACATCTGATGGTATTTTACTTGATGGTTCATAAACGGGAATATGAACACCAGGAGATAAAGTATTTTGCTTTTCTGGTGTTGTATCTGTTATATATGGAATTAGAGAGGGAGTTATTCCACAATAATTAAATACAGTTGTAGACTTAGAAGTTGCTCCATAACTAATAACTTTTTTATTATTCTTTTTACAATTAGATAAAATTTCAATTAAATCATTTTTAGACTGTTCTACTCTTTTAGCAAATCTTTTGAAAGTTTCTATATTATCTAGACCCAGTATTCTTTCATAAGTTAAATTGCTATAATAAGAATCTCCAATTTCATTTCCAATTCTTTTAGCATAAATTCTATTGGATCCTCCGTGAACAGAAAGATTGTCTACTGATACTATTTGCAATCCATTTCTTTTTAAGATATTATCTAATGCTGTAACTGATAATATATGTACATGCTCATCGTATATTTGATCATAAGAATTGTTATTAATCATTTGAGCTAGTGAAGGGTCTTCAAATATAAATACTCCATCTTCTGATAATAAAGATTCTACAGCTTTGAAAGTTTCATCTAAGTCTGGTATATGAGAAATACAATTTGCTGAAAATATAATATCTTGTTTTCCAAATTCTGCATTAATAGTATTAGCTAAATCTTGAGTCCAAAATTCAGGATATGTTGTATATCCCATATCTTGTGTTTCTTTTGCAAAATTAGCACAAGGTTCAACTCCAATTGCATTTTTAGTTGAAAAGTTTTTAATGAATACTCCATCGTTACTTCCAATTTCTAAAACTTTTAATTTTTTACTGATTGTTTTTGAAAAGTCTTTGAAATGCTTCTGCATAGTTTTAGACATTGAACCTCTATATACATAATGCTCATTGAACATTTTTGGAGGATCTACATATTCCATTTGTGTTACTAAACATGTTTCACAATCAAAACCCATTCTTAAATTGTAAAAGAAGTCTTCTCCTGCATAACCATAGCCACCAGGTATAACTTCTAAGAAACTATTTGCAATAGGTTGATTGCCTAAATCTAAAAATTCTTTTTTCATATCTTACTCACTTTTTCCCAATATTCGTTTAAGTTCATTTTTGTTTGTATAGAAGTGCTTTCCAAATCAGTTTTTATATATTTAGATAGCGGTAATATTCTAAAATCTATACTAATTCTTGAAAATTGTGTATCGTTTGTTTTGTTTCCATGCTCTAAGTTTGGACCATCCCACATAATAAACTCTCCAAGCTTAGCTTCCATAGGTTGATAATCCCCTTTACCTTCGATAGTCTCAGCCCAGATAGTATTATTACCAAATGCATCAGTTAATGGTAAAAAGAAATTCTTTTCATAAGTAGAATGATTATAATCTCTATCTCTATGATAAGCTGCTACAGCAAGATTGCCAGGTTGATGAATTCTAAACGTTGGTATCTTTTGATATAATATTTCCTCATCAAATAAATTAGATACAACTTCCTTTATAAATTTTTTGTAAATATTATAGTATTCTGTATTACCTATGTTGTCGTAAAAGTGTTTATGATAAACTGTATCTTGGTCTATTTCTACTCTATCCAATAATTCATATTCTCTTGCTAAATTCCAATCTCTATGTACATTTTGTAAATCTTCGCATTCGAATATTTTTTGAAAACATTCTATAAAATTATATTTTTTTGTATCGTATTTTATTTTATCCATTACCATTCTCCTATATAAGGTGCTTCTTTTCCAAAGTGCGTAGATTCTTTTTGAGCTTGTCCATGAGCATTTCCCCATCTTGTATAATAACACTTTGGTATTTGTAATAATCCATATCCCATATTATAATATACATTTGAAAAACCTATTTCATTTGAAAAGTCATAAGCATTAGTATCTTTCCAGCATAATCTCCCGTGATCTTTATAATATAAATCTAGTATCTCTCTTTTGTATAATCCAATACCTCCATCTATATGATTTCCATTTGAACCAAGAGTTGCAACTGCACCAACGTTTTCTTTGCTGTTATAAAATTTCTTTGTTTCTTTGTACCAATCTTTTACATTATAGATGTAATCGTCTTCAGTAAAGTGCCACCATTGATATTCTTCTCTTAGTTTTTCATATGCATGAGAGTAAGCTCCCATTGAAATTCCTACGTTAGGTCTATTCAAAACTATAAATTTACCATTAAAGGTTTTTTGCCCATCTATACTTTTTAATAAATCTTTAACGTCATCAGTTGCATTTGCATTTTCATTGTTAACTATTATAGTATCATATGGGCATCCACCATTTGTAGTCTTTGCAATTTCTATATTATACTCTAATAGTTTTATTGCATAACCAGTTCCATTAGACCTTCTCCTTTCACCAGACCAATAAACTATTACATTACAAGATTTATTTTTCATAAAGCTTTCTCAATATTGGTAAAGTTTCTTTATAAACATTCATGTCTGATGCATCTATGTTACCTCTTTTGAACAATCTTGGTCTTTTCTTTTGGCATCTGTTTACATTCTCATTTCCTAAGTTTTCTAAAAGTTTTAGAGAACTTAATACAAAGCCTGGAAATATAGCAGTCATTTTAGAATATAAATCTATCATGTCATCTCCTTCAAAAACTGGATAAGTTATCTTTGAAATTATATTTCCATAGTCAAAATCTTTAGACATCTTGTGAAAAGTTAAACCTTGTCTTTTAGCTTTTTCTTTTATCGTATGATATAAAATGTCTTGTCCACCCCATAGAGGTAATAACCCCGTATGAACATTGTAAGCGTTTTCTATGTTTTGCATTTTAACATTATATTGCAAAGATAATTTTATATCGTGATCTACATCTTCAGTTACTATTGGTAATTCCATATCTCCAGCTATAACTGGGTTGACAGATGGTATATGACCAACTAAATCGTAATAGTCTTTTAATACTTTACAAGTCTCACTTGTTAAATGAGCTGAACCATAGATTAGAATTTTCATTAGATAGTCTCGTAAAATTCATTTTGCTTTTCTTGTCTTCCAATTTTCTTTGGATGATATAATGCAAATTTTTCATCTGCTGGTAAATTAGCAAATTTAGTATAACCTTTTAATTGTTCATGTACAGGTTTAATCCAATATATTTCTTCTTTGTTTCTGTATATTCTCATTTGCCAGTCAGGAAAGTTTACCCAATTATTTTCATCTAATCTCCAGCCCCATTTCTGAATATGAGCATCAGTAATACCTTCAACGGTATTTACTCTAGGTACCCAAAAAGCTTCAGTATCTTGGTTAGCTTCTAGTATGAAAGGTAAAGCTTCAATTAAATATGGGTTTGGTATTTCATCTGCGTCTATTTGAAATATCCAATCGCCAGAACAAGCTTTATTTAGATGATTTTTATATTCTGCAAAGTTCTTGTTTAATGAATGCTGTATCAAGCTGTATTCAGTTGCTTGTCTATTTTCAAATCTTTCGCATACATCCCAAACTTTATCTGTAACATTGTCTTTGTCCATTTGAACTACTACTTGATCTTCAGGTCTTTTATTTTCGAATATAAAAGTTAATAGCTTTTCTATTTCTTTATGCTCATTGCATACTGTAATTGCGTATGTTATTCTCATTTTAGTATCTCCGGGTTTTGTTTGATTGTCTGTTTTGTAATCAAGTCCTTCAATTTAGTAGTTGACCAGTCGTGAGATCTAGTTGTGTATATTACCTTTGGTGGAAGATCATCACCAGTAAAAGGTTTTCCTATGTAATCTTCTCCCAATATTCTAATTTGAGGTTTCCAAAACTTTATTAATTCGTATAATTCCTCTTCCGTTTGGTATGTATATACCTCATCTATATATTTTATAGCCATTAGCGTTTCATATCTATCATACAAAGGTATTATCGGTTTGTATTTACTTTTCCTGTGCAATGATGGATCTCTTTGTAAAAATACAAGAAATCTGTCGCAATGTTCTTTTGCTGCTTTGAAAGTTTTTATGTAACCTGGATGTAATATATCAAAGTTACCTGCTGTGAATCCTGTTATCATAATAATAGTGTATCTTTTTTATCAAAATTATAATCAACTACAAAAGCAGTTGACAGTTTATTAGCAAAGTAAGTTCTATAAGCATCATTATATTCACTTTTAACATCTTTTAAGTAAGCGCTATAAAAACGATTTGAAGATTGGTCCATTGCCAACTTCGGAATTTCTAAGCCTCTTGTCTCGTACTTTGGTATAACTCTTATTCCAACCATTTCAGCTAATTTGTTAAACTTTTTAGAACTAAATCTAGATAAAGAAAGTGCATGTATTTTACCCTTATAACCCGGGTTAAGTATTACTATCATCTTGTTTTCTGATTGACCTTTCTTATTTGTGTATCTACAAGATACTACCATTCCTTTCTGCAATCCAGCTTTAGATATTTGATATTTCCTACCCTGTTTAGTACGATGCTCACTCAGATAATTCATCTAAATCTACTCCGTTCAATTTTTTACTAGCTTCTAAAAATCTATCAAATCTTTCAGCTTTATCCATATCTATTTTAGAAACAAATTCTCCAACTTTTTCTTTATCCTCTAATTCAGTAATTGGTGCATAACACCATTTCCAATCTTCTTTAGATTCTCCATCTGGAAATACTATTCCATCTTTCAGTTGAATAGTCGTTGGATACCAATATGACTCTCCATCATCAAATCTTAAATCTTTCATTAATTGAGGCATATTCTTTTCATAATTTTCAATTTGAAAATCAGGATTCTTTTTATAATTAAGTGGAAATTCGTTTGTAAAGAACCCGCTACCAATACAAAATTTTGATTCACGGTCTTTATCGTCGTATTCTATTAGTACTTCTTTTCTATTTGTGATTGGGCTTATCTTCCAATCGTCAGTATTTACTCTATGCATTTTGTTTCTCCAATTTTGGTAAATTAAATTCTACTCTCTCTGCTTTTGTTGGTATAGATCCCATCATCGTTTTGAATTTTTCTTTCATTAAATCTAATGTAAAATTATCTTTTATATATTGAGTTTGTTTTCTAGTAGTTTCTAAATATTTTTTATAATTTTTGTATACATCCTTAAATACAGCAGTTGCATAATTTACATCAACGTAAAACCAACCCGATTCTTTTAATATCATTTTTTCTTGTGCAGCTGAAGGGTGTACCTGTTGTACTTTACCTTTCAATAATACTCCATATTGCGATAGGAAATCTACTTGACCAGACCAACCAGGTGCTATAGTAGGTTTACCAGTAATACTAAATTCTTGTAATGGTCTTCCATATCCTTCACCGTGAGTAAATGATACCATAGCTTTTACTTTTGGGTGATTGTATAAACCATTCAATTCTTCTGGCTTCATATCTCCATGTAATAAATAAACACTTACATCTAAATTCTTTACACTTCCCATTACTGTTCTGAATTTATGCAACATTTGTTGTTTGTCCTGTATAGAGTATGTAGCACCAGAAGTTTTTACAATTAATGCTGGTTTTTTCTTTTTACCATTAAATGTATCACAGAAAACTTTTATTACTCCTCCAACATCTTTTCTATCATGACCAAAATCCCCTTGCAACCAATGACCAACGTTTAAGAAACAAAATTCTTCTTTTACTTCTTTCATAGATTCTATTACTGTTACTGGTATATCTTTGGTCTTTTTGAATATATTCATGTCCGACCCTTCGAATAAAACTTCGCATGGAACTTCAAGTTTTAATTCTCCAGTCTTTGTATTGGTTCTCTTATCATGCTTATCATATTTAGATTGTACAAATACATTTTTAGCATGCTCAGATGGAACTATGATTTTATCCATTCTGTTACAACCTTCTAGCCATGATGGATCAACAAGTGTAGTTTCCATTCCAGCAGTTATACCTATATTATATTCTCCTACTGCTTGAAATTCATTAGGAACAGTAACTTGTATCCAAACGTCAGGTTTTTGTGATAACTTTCCGTCCCAAATAATTCTAGATCTTATATCTTCATCTTCTTCTGTCAATGCGTTCTGTGGGCATACTCCCCATCTTTGATCTAATATTCTAACATTGAATTTGTCCATAGAAATTAAACTTCTAATTAAATCTCTAGCATGATCTCCATAACCAGATCTACTTGTTGATGGGCAACTAATAACTAAATTTTGTTTCATAATATAACTCCTGCTGGATATACTTCCTTTGGTTTAACTTCTACTTTTTCTAATGTATAACTTGCTCTTGGTTGAAAGTTTTCAAGACAAGCTTCTGTTGCTTTAATGAATGCATTAGCCATACCAACATGGTTAAAGCCATTTTCAATAGCCCAATTCCTTCCAACTAATCCTCTTCTTTTTCTTTCTTCTGGTCCTAAATCATACCAAACTTTCATTTGATTTGTTATTTGACTTATGCTACTTTTAGAATCGTATATATATGGTGTTGCTGGTGAACCTTGCAAATTCAATTGAGGCCATAAAGGTAAAGTCCATTCTCCATGTTCTGTAGATATCTCTCCTGTAGAATTACTAGGCATATCAGCTGATAAATGCTTAACGCTGAATTCTTCTCCATTTACTTTGAATCCCATTTGATCTTGTAAACCACCAATGACAGATGCTATAGTTGGAGTACCAGCCATCAGAGATTCCATATGAGATAAACCAAAACCTTCTGCTGAAGAAGGATTGCATGTAACATCTACTAGATTATATAAATAATTTAAGAATTTCTCGTCCATTTTTTGAGTACTAAACCTAACATCGTATTTAGGTGATAGTGCTCTCATAACAGCTGGTAGATCTGTACCATTAGGGTCTACTGCATCTGTATGCATTAGCAATAAGCATTTATCTGCTTGTTCCTTTGTCAATTGATCACAAAATTTACTATAACCAAGTATTAAATCAGATGGCGATTTTCTTCTAATATTTCTTGAATTAAAGAATAATATAAAATCTTTTTCTTTACCACCTAATACTTCAGATTGAAATTTCTTAAATTCTTCTGTAGATTTATCTATAGGCTTAAAAATATTTTCATCTATACCATGTTGTACGTAGAATAAATCTTTACCTTCTACTCTAGGTTTTCTTTGGCAAACGTGTCTGTTTATATTATATGTTTGTTTTGAAATTGCCATTAGCAAATCGCAAGATTCGTATGCATTTTCATTCCAATGAGGGAAAGGTAAATCGTCCCAAATATTAAGATAAGTAATAGGAGTAGTTTGTCTAATTTCATGTTCCATTTGATAAAGCCAGTCCCAAAATCTAGGATCAGTAAAGTGACATATAACATCAGGTTTATGATCTTTTATCACTGCTCTTAACAATTGCTGATTACCATATCCTGCAGTTGGTATTACTTTAACTGATGCATCTCCTACACCAGTTGATTTTTGAAATTCTTCTGAAAGATCTACTATACCCTTGCCTTCATCTGGATGATTTAGAGCTCCTCCTATTTGAACCCAATCGTATTTGTGTAATGTTCCTCTAATAATCTCCTTAGACATAGTCCCTACACCAGACTTTAACCTTAGATCATCAGATAATAATAAAATCTTTTTCTTGTAAGACTTTTTCTTTGCTTTCTTCAATGATGGAAGTTTCATATAACCTATCTCCTTTTGTTTATTTGACGTCTAAACTTCACATCAGTTATATATAATTCCAATGCTATATTAACAAGCTTTTGGAATGTTATATCTTCATCAATTGCAAGCTTCTTGAATTCTTTACGATTATTATCGTTAACGTTAACCGATGTTAGTTTGTTTTCTTTGTATTTCATAACCATTTCCTTCGTATATAAATATATAGATATATATCGAAAGTTAGGTAATTATCACTATTTTTTTACCTAATTTTTTTGCATGCTTTATTGTATCCATTGTTCCATTTGCATTAACGCCCTCTGGAATAAAAGCAATTATATAATCTACGTATCTAGCAAGAAGTTTATTCCTATGAAAAAAGTTTTTTGGTGCATATTGTTTGTTATAATAATTCTCATTCAATGCAGAATATAAATTTTGTACTGTATGAGCTGGGTTAAATTCTTTATATGATAATTGGAAATCTAATGCATATTTCTTTGCATATAAATCTGCTCCATATTTACACCCACCAGATACTATTTCTACTTCTTCACCAAATCTTTTTTTCAATTGAAATATAGTATCTTTAACCTTTCTCTTATTAGAGTATTCTCTACTTCCTACTATACCTATTTTTCTTTTCATTTTAATAATATAATAAATTTTTACGACATATCCAAATTTTAATGACTTCTTTTACCGTCAAATACGCATACAAATGTTAAATCTTCAGTTTCACTTTCATTCCAAACTTTATGAAAATATCCATCTGGTATTAGTACAACGTCTCCAGGATTAACAAAAAATGCTCCTCCTTGTATATAATCAGGATTGACCTCCATTCTACCATGACCAGAAGTAAACATATATACTTCTTCCTGCCCAGGATGTTTGTGACCATTTGTTTCTTGGCCTGGGTGTAATATGGTTTTAGATACAACTAGATTTTTTAATTTTGTATTATCTATTAAAGTATAGGTTTCATTCTTTTTTAGTATTTTACTGTCTTGTACTGATAATCTTATTTTCATAATTTAACTATTAAAGTTCCATCGTTGTATGGAGGGCACTCACCTTTTAATTTATAGTCTGATAAAACTAATTGAACTAAATCTTTCATTCTATTACTATAACCTGTTACTATTTCTATTTCATTTGCATATAAATTTTCACTAACAAATTTGTCAACTTCGCTAAAAACTTCTTTATGGAATACGCCATGTAAATCTAATTTAGGTCTATTATTTATCTTTTGTTTCTTCAAGACTTTTTAACTCTTTTACCAAATTATTTATAACCTCAATCTTTCCATCAGCATCAGCTACAGCTGCTACTAATTTATTGGCTTCTTCTACTACATCTGGGTGCTCACCTATAGCTGCTCCGTTAGATAAGTAAATATTCAAATTCATTTGAGCTTTTGATCTTTCTGCAATTGCAATATTCATCAATGTTTCAATCATCTTAATAGTCATAATTAACTCCTTATTCTATTTTCTTTAGGGCATAAATCATAGTTTGTTTTGAATGGGCAATATTTGCAGTTGTGCCCTTTAACGCCTGCTATTGCCTCGTATTTTCTATTTATATTATAACTTCCATCTTCATTAAAAACTGAAGATATAAATTCATTTGCTACTTTTGCAGTTTTTGTCATAGTAGGTTTACCAGAAGCTGGAGAGAACCTTTGTATTCTGCTTTGAGGGAAGTCGCAATTTTCATATACATTTCTTTTTACAATGAAAAATTCTATATCTATATCATCTTCTGATATATCATATTGCTTTGCAAAATATTTTTTGTATAATCTTAATTGAAAAGAGCCTTCTTTTTTCTTTTTCTTATCCCAAGTTTTGTATGAAGTTTTAATATCGTATATTTTTATCTTATCATGCTCCTTCATTACGATATCTAAAAACCCACCAATCAATATATTAGAATTTACATCAGATTCAATAAGTATTGGAATTTCTATTCCTAACAATTCTGTATTCTTTTTTGAAAAGTGTTGTCCCCTTTTCTTTACAAATTCTTCTAGAATATTAACTCCTTGTTTGTATATATCTTCAAGATCAAACTTGTTTGTGAAATGCTCCCCTTTGTTTCTTTTTAATGCAGACTTATAAGCTATAGACATATTCTCTTTAAGAAGTTTTGGTAAATCTAAAGATTCAGCGGCTTTAGCAGTTTGACTATACATAACATTTAAGAAATGCTGTATAGTTTCATGCATTGCTGTACCAAACGTAAAGAATATAGATTGTTGATATTCTTTATTACCATCTATATACATAGTCTTCCATTTATGAGGGCATTGAGTATAAGTTTTGATTTGAGAATTTGAAATCATTTTCTTACCTCTACGCTTTGCCTCTCTTGACATTGCAAGTGGATCTTTTATATTTACTTTATCAAAGTTCATAATCTTTTGAAATAACTTCTAGGTACTTATCTATATACTCTTTTACTTTTAATAAATCTTTATAGCCATTCTTAGTTTTCCATCTGCAAATATATTTTACTATATTTCCTTCAAAGAAATCTAAGTTTTGATCAGCAATAAAATCCCAAACTTCTATATCACCTTTATTATAGTGGTCTGGATGATGGTGCTGTATTTCCTTTTGCTTTGACATTAAAGTACTTTTTTACCATCTTTGTTTGGAATAAACTCATCATTGATATGTCCACAATCCGTACACTTGAAGACTTGCAAAGGAATCATAGATTCTTTACCATTAGGAGATAATACTGCTGAAAGCTTTTTGAATAGAAAAACTTGTGAAAAAGTTTGACATCCACATTTACTACATACTACATCTACTAAGTCATCAGGGTTAATATTTACTTGCTGTTGTTGATTCATGTTTATTTGTTTTGCCATAATTACATTCCCATCATTCCAGCCATTGGATTAGCTGTTTCTTTTTTGTTATCATCTTTAATTTTTGATACTACACATTCTGTAGTTAACATAGTACCAGCTACAGATACAGCTTTTTCTAAAGCTACTCTTGTTACTTTTGCAGGATCAATAATTCCAGATTTTAACATATCTACTACTTCTTCATTCCTTGCATCAAAACCAAAAGTTTTAGCTTCTTCTGAAACCTTATTCCAAATAACATCTGAATTAAGACCAGCATTTTCCATTATAGAATTGAAAGGTGCTGAACAAGCTTTTAGTACAATAGATATACCTTGGTTTTGGATATCATTCTCTCCTTGCAAATTTGTTATTGAAGATCTAGCTCTCATAAGTGCAATTCCACCACCAGGAACAATCCCTTCGTCTATTGCTGCTCTTGTTGCTGCAAGTGCATCTTCAACTCTGTCTTTCTTTTCCTTCATTTCCAATTCTGAGCCAGCTCCTATTTTCATTATTGCTACCCCACCAATTAATTTACCAAGTCTTTCTTGCATACCTTCTCTTTCATAAGATGAGCTTGCATTATCAATCATGCTTTGAATCTCTTCACATCTTTTTTGAATTACTTCTGCTTCTCCTGCACCATCTACTATAGTTGTTTGTTTATTATCCATAGTAACTACTTTTGCAGAACCAAACCAAGCCGGATCAAAGTTTTCTAGTTTCATACCTTTATCAACTGATACTACTGTACCACCCGTTAAACAAGCAATATCTTCTAGCATATCTTTTCTTTTATCACCAAAGCCCGGAGCTTTTGCAGCTGCAACTTGTAGTGTTCCTCTTGCTTTGTTTACAATTAAACCTGCTAATGCTTCACCATCAATATCTTCTGCAATAACTACTAAAGGTTTAGATTGAGCAATGCAATATTCAAGAGTTTTAACTAGGCTTTTTAGAGAAGTTAACTTTCTATCATATAATAAAATCAAAGGTTCTTCCATTTGAACTAGCATTGATTGTTGATTAGTAATAAAGTATGGCGAACAATACCCTTTGTCGAATTGTAACCCTTCAACTACTTCTAATTCATCATCAGCTGTTCTAGATTCTTCAACTGTGATTACACCGTCGTTTCCAACTTTATCCATTGCTGAAGAAATTAAGTTACCAATTGTTGAATCGTTATTTGCTGAAATAGTTCCCACTTGTGTTATCTCTTCATTTGATGTTACTTCTATTGAAATATCATCAATTGCTTCTACAATACCTTTAGCTGCTAATTCCATTCCTCTTTTTAATTCTACTGGATTGGAACCGTTCATAACGTTTCTGTATCCTTCTTTAAGAATTGAATGAGCTAATACAGTTGCGGTTGTTGTTCCATCACCTGCTTCATCATTTACTTGATTTGCTACTTCTTTTACCATTTGTGCACCAGCATTCTGTACTGCGTCTTCTAATTCGATTTCTTTTGCAACTGTTACACCATCTTTTGTTGAGTGATAGAGACCAAATTCTTTTTCAATAACTACGTTTCTACCACTAGGACCTAAAGTAGTTCTTACTGCATCTGCTAATTTGTCCACACCCTTGAACAGTTCAGTTCTGGCATCTGAGCCAAAGTCTAAATTCCTTGCCATTTTATTCTCCTATAATTGTTTCTAAATCTGGTTCTCTGATGATAAGATATTCTTCACCATCTATTTCTGCTTTTCTTGCACTATGCTTTAAGAATATAACAGTGTCTCCCACTTTACATTGCATGTGCCCTCTTGACCCTGATATCAACATTTGACCAGGACCAACTGCTACTACCTCACCGGTAATAACCGCTTCTTGTGATGTATCAGGCATAATTACTCCACCGGATGTAACATCATCGTCTGTTGTTTTTTTGATTACGACTTTGTCGCTAATTGGATATAACATATTAACCTCCATTATTATTGATTTATAACTTTTTATTTACTTATATAAATATAGAGTAGAACTATCAAGTTGCAATAGTTTCATTATATTTTTCAAGTAATTCTACTATATAAGGCATTTGCTTAAACTCTTCAATAGGTACAATACATTGTTTATAAAATAAGATATCATAATCTATTTCAAATTTATCTTTGTTTTTATCTATTAAATGTAAATCATCTTCGTTTATACAAATTGCTTTATGTCTTTGTTTAACTTTTTTATCATCCTCTATTTTAGATTTTACATAAAATAAATAGGGATTATCCATATTAGTTAATTCTGTACCTAATATGTCATTAGCCCAAACAGCAGCTTTTACATGTTGAGGCATAGTTTTAGTATAAGTATTAAATGGTTTACCAAAACCTTTTGCCATACCTATCTTTTGATAAGGTTGAGATTCAACTTCTTTACGTAAATTTAATACCCAGTCTAAAGTTAATTTATTAGTAACAGCTAATTCAGCCATATCATTTAATCTTTTCTTTAAGAATTCTGGTGTTTCTTTACGAATAATATTCATACCTCTGATAACTTTTTTATTGCTACCTTTTACAATACCATAATATCTTTTCTTGACATCACCAAAGTATATTCTTTCCAAATAATACTCAAACTTAAGATCAAGGAACATGTATTCTTGAACTGGGCCTGTATTGTGTTTTTTAACAAAATCATTATATAAAGAATCATTATATTCTTTTTGCATACCTTTCATACCATCTTCATCTTTACCATTAGATTTTATGAATACAGAATCAGTATCTGCGTATAATGGTTTATGGCCTTTATTATTAAAATGGACCAATCCAAATTTCAAAGCTTGTCTTGCAAAGAAAGTAACAGCATCTGCACATTCAAATAAACACATTCTGAATAAAGAGTATCCCATCGCACCATAAGCAGAATTCATAATAATTTTATATGACCATTGTCTTTTATGCATTGCTTCATAATTTTCATCTGAAATCTCACCAGCTTTTAATGCACGGTTTATTTCAACCCTTTGAACAAATACTTTTTTAAGTACTTGAGGTATAATTCCAACTTTATGAGTATGACCATAAAACAAATATCTTCTACCGAACAGATCCTTAGAATATCCAGTGTCTACGTAATCTATATTATCATCTTTCAATTGCTGGACTACATCTTCGATATCCATACCAGCTTTCTCACACTGTTCTTGAGAGCATATAAAAGTTTCAGGCGAAATGTTAAAAGCCATCATAGTTGTTGGATATAGAGAAGTATAATCCATAACTGTTACATTTTCATTTAACCCAGGTTCAGTTGGCTCTATAACAATTGCACCCTGATAATCTCTTCTACGTTTTGAATACCTAGTTGGAAATATAGTTTTATTATGGAATTCTTTGCACATGTAATTATCACATAGCATAGACTTAAAGAAAACTAAATTTAACGTTTGTAAATTTGCAATCTGTTGCATTGAAATGTATAAATCAAATACTTGAACTTTTTCATTTATTTCTTTAAGAATTTCAACATCCCTTACTGCATATTTTAAGAAGCCTTCATAATCATCAATCCAGTTCTTCCAGGTTGAATCTGTTAATTTGCCAAATTCTTCATCTTTCAAAATAACCTTTGCAGCTGTAGCTAATTTCCAGTTTGGTAAATTATATTTCAAATCTTGTAAAGCTTCCATCATATCGATATGGTCTAAACCTTTAATTTGAAATTTCCAATAATCACCACGCTTTTTAATATAATAATCTTTTACAACTGAAATATCTTCAATAGGTATATTCAATCTTTTTGAACGATTTAATATATACGGCATATCATATCCCGACGAATACCAACCTGAAAGAATATCTGGGTTACTTGTTTTAACTAAGTTAATAAAACCTAATAATACTTCTTGTTCGGTTTTACAAAAAACATATGTTACATTTTCTTTATCTACGAATTTCGGTTCATCGAAGTTTTTAGTTTTTTCTGGATGCCATGAAAATACAAAATACTTATCTGCTTCACTTGAATAAGCCACAATTGAAGTGATTGGCATATTAGGTGTATCAGGTCTGTTTTGAGATGAATCCTCTGGATCATACCAAGTTTCAATATCCAAATACATAAAGTGACGCTTTGATGACCATTCCAAATTATTGTCTAACATGAATTTGAATTCTGGAGAAAGATCAGCTTGATATGTACGTTTAACGTTTTTCTTAACAAGTTTATTTTTATTCTTAATAGAAGTGTAATAAACTCTTAAAAGATCTTTACCATCAACTGATTTGAAGATTTCATCCCCGGGAGCTTTTAATCCTGGAAATTCATCTATATCAGAAATATGTTCTGCATCATAGTAAAAATAATCTTTACACTTTTCTTTAAGCTTAACATTTTTACCATCTTTATCGTACCCAGAAAGGTACATATCCCAATCGCCTTTATTAAATTGAGATGTTATTTTTGAAACCTTTATATCTTTCAGCATAGTTTATCTTTTTTATTATATACTAATATAAGAAATTTTTTCGACTTATCCAAATTTTTGAGCAACTATTTTGTACCAGATGAACCAAATTTACCTTCACCTCTTGAAGATACTTCAGAATATAAATCTTCTTCTGATACCTCTTCAACAATTGGGTCACCTAATGGTAATAAAACGAACTGTACTATTTTGTCACCAGGTTCTAATGTTATATCTTTTGTTCCAACATTAGTTAAATTTATATGTACTTCACCTTGATATCCATGGTCTACTACGCATGCACCAACATGCAAAGACTTTTTAACTGCTATACCAGACTTATTAAAAGCTATTAATGCATAACCTTCTGGGCAATTAACTTTGATACCTGATGGTATTACGCATGAGTGACCTGGGCTAAGGCACTTTGGTTGTTCAGTGTTAGGTATAAAAAAGTCTATACCTGCATCAGTTGAGTTTGCTCTAGTTGGAGATTTAACATCTCTAATTTTTGTAAACTTCATTTTCTTCTCCTATTTATTATTCTGTTTTAGTATTTCTTTCTCACCAGCAAAACAATGTAGTGAGACTATTTTCATATCATAAATACCAAGCTTAACATCAGCCCAGTCTTTATTTCTTTTTTGCAATTCATCTAATATGAATCTTGCTTTTCTCATTGCCATGTATATATCATCTCTGAAGTGTCTAACATAATCGCATGAACGAATAAAGTAAAACATATGTAACCATTCATCTCTTCTGATAAAATGATAACCTATTGTACATGGAACTCTTTCTTTGTGATGAGCACCAGTATCTTCTGGGTACCAGATTGGTAAGAAAGCTTGACGTGTAAAAGGTTCTCTTTCTAACAAATCTATAACGTCTCCCATATTTCCATAGTTATACCTAACACCAGTTCTATATGGAGGCCAAAGTCTTTCTGGATATGTATGAGAAAACTTTTCTTCTGCTTTGAATTGCTTGTTACCTCTTTGTGCAAATGGCCACCATTCATTGCTTGGTGGTGGATTCAATGGTTTACCTCCAACTCTTTCTTGAAAGTGATCATCAGCCCAAGGTAAATTGGGTTTTATTTCATTAACCATTTCTTCAATAGTTTGAGGCATTGCTGTAGAGAAATTATGATTAAATAATTCCCACATTGCATGATCAGTATCTACTGATTGCCATTTACCACTGAATACTTCTTTACCTAAAGAATATAATTTTTCTTTAGTCTTTTTAATTGCGTGTGATGGATATTGTGAAAAACTCATAGTACTGCCTTCTTAAATAATGCTACTGATAATTTGTCAAATTTATTTTCAAACTCTATAACGTTTCCTAAGTATTTATCTATAGTTTCCATTATATGATAATACATTCTATCTTCTATTTCATAATCAGCATCATCCCAATGGTCTCCTCTATTTCTACCGTTTGGATTATCGCCTTTCATATAAATAATTTTATTATCAGAGTTTATAATACCATTATTTATCATTTCCATTAAAAGCTTATGAGATTCTCTTTTATCCATACGACCTTCAATAACTCCCCAAGCTAAAGGTGTAATAATACTTCTGTCTGTAACTATATTTTCTATATAACCATTGTTATCTAAATCATGCAACATTAATCTGCCCATGCCAAAAGCATTTGCAGCTAATTTATCTTTACCTAAATCTAGGATATCATACCATTTTGCAAATGGAAATTTATAAACCTTTATACCAGACTCTTTTAATAAGTGTGTTTTGCCCGTATTCCTAGGGCCTTCTATCATTGTAATCATATAACTAATATAATAAATTTTTTCGACTTATCGAAATTATTCGCCATATAAATTGAATTTTTTTGGTGGTGGAGGTGCTATTTCTATTTCGCTTACTGCATATACTTTACCATCCAATGCTGCTAGGTGGAAATCTCTTTGCCCATCTCTTTGAAAGATATATTCCAATCCTTCAGTTAAAGATGGTAACACCATTTTAGTATCACCATTAACAGGAGACCATCTATCTCCTGGTGGTACTCTTTGTAAGACTAAATCTTTTTGTTCTTTTATTTCAGCCATTCTATAACCTCTTTTGGTGTTGGTATTCTTGTTTGTAAATCACATCTTAAACAATGCCAACGTATTTCATTTTTATCATTCATTTTCAATGCTTGCTTTTCATGACGGCAAGACTTTTGGAATTCTTCTATCTCTTTCTTCACTTTTCGCAGTTTGTTGTTTAGGTTGTTTATATTCTCCATGGCTTTTCTCCTTATTGGAACCAATAACCATTTCTTTATAATATAAATCTACTATCCAATCTTTATGTAATTTCACAACTACCTCCTGCACATGCTAATTCACCAGATAGATCTGTATTATCTTCTATTTCTATAACTTTTGATAAATCAACAGATGTTAATGTTGTCATCATTTCTTCATATTTGTCTTTTGTAATATCTTCAAATGGAGCTTGTGTATAAGTACCTCCATCGTAAGGTAATACTGATAAACCGTTATAGTGTTTTCTATTTTCCCACATCCATTGACCAGCTAATTCCCAATCTTCTTGTTTTAACGAGATTGTTGCTGAAACGTTGTGAGTATTAGAACCCTTTCTGTGACCCGACTTAACCCATTCAGTTGCTATTTTCTTAACTCTTTCTAATAAAGCAAATGGTGACTCAGTTCTTAGTATTGCACCCTTTGGTGCTTTTTGCGGTATTTGAATAACAGCAGTATCATGCGGTCTAAAATACTCATCCTCTACTAATTCAGGGTGATTTTGCAATAAGTAATTATATATTGTTTCATTCTTACCAACTCTTATTCTTCTAATGTAATAATCATTGTGCCATGCATGAATACCAGAAGATGTACCTAAAGCTAAAGAAGTTGTTCCTGCTGGTTTAACTGTTGTTGTTCTTGCAGCTTTGTTTATATCTAATAATTTTGCTACTCTTGCATTTTCTTTTTTAACAACCTTTGCAGCTTCTACTGTATCATAGCCTAAAACAGTTCCAGATCCTATACCAGTCATTGAAACTCCTATCAAAGCTTCCTTCTCTGTAGTTTCTCTCCATATATCTCTAAGATAGTGAAATTGTGTATAACCAGCTTGAAGTGTACCAATGAATGCTGCTGCTTTTACTCTTTCATTCAAATCTTCTTGAGAATCAATATCACTAGCATTTACTTCGCATAAATTACAAAATTGAAAAGGTCTTAATGCAATTTCACAACAAGGATTGGTTCCCCAATCTTTATCGTTATTGAAATAAATACCAGGTTCTCCAGCCCCAGATTTTTCAACTCTTTCCCATAAATCTAAAAAGAACTTTTTAGTAATTTTATGTCTCATTAAAACAGCTGAATTGTTTGCTCTACCTCTTTGAGGGTTTAGCTCCCACCAATTACCGGCTTTACAAGAAATCATTGCATCGTCGTCTGCATTGAATAAACTAATTAAAGCAGCTCTACGAATACCCCCAGCTAATACAGCATCAGCTATATGACAAACCATATCATGTGCTTCTAAAGTTGTAAGTTTTTCACCAGTGTCTTTAGATTCTAAAATACCAGTTAATTTTAATATGCATTCTTTTAGAGGTTGAGGTCCTGGAGCTTTACCACCTGAAGTAATTAATCTTGCTCCCTTTGGTCTAATATCTGAAAAGTCGAATTCTATTCTTGATCCTCCTCCATTCATATACGATTTCATCAACACCTTTATTGCATCAGCCCAACCTTCAATAGAATCTCCAATTAAAAATCTTCTCTTTCTTTTTGGATAAGGCTTATTTATCACAGGCAACTTTTCTACGTGATGCTTTTGAACAGAATATCCAACACCAGTACCCCCCAACAACAAAAACATAGTTTCAGAAAAAGAATCAATTGAATCGATAGGTAAATAAGCACAATTGTAAATTCTGTTAGGAGATATTTCAATAGGTTTACCACCAAATTGTAATGATCTCATAGATGGAAGTACTTTCTTATCATAAACAAATTTATAAGCTTCTTCAATTTCAGCTTTTAACTTTGGGTAGGTTTTTTGGTGCATTTCCTTATTTCTTGTTACCAACTCTTCCCAAGTTTCTCTTCTATTTTTTTCTGGTAAGTACTTTGCGTACTTCATATAAACTGTTATCTCTGATAATATTTGATTTGATACTTCCATTTTTCTTTCCTTTATTCGTTTTCGTTTATAGATAAAAATGACCGGCAGGGTTATTGCCAGTCTCCATAATAAATATGCATATATATTTATATAACCGTTACTTTGTATTTAATTCTTCAAACTTTTTACCTAACATTTTTCTTAAATATTCTGAATTATTATTTATATCTTCTTGAGCCGATTGTCCTTGAACAGTACCTCCATCATAGATATCTATTTGCCCATTAGAAGCATTCATCTTTGATGGTAAAGTTATACCATCTGGGCCAAATCTATTTTTAATAACATGCCATCTACCAGTTCCAGCCGCTTTATCTTCTATCTTTCTTGACAATGAAACTACAAAATCAGCAGTCATTATCTTAGAATAAGATTCTGCAATTTTATCAGCTTGAATTACGTCTTCTTGTAATGCGCTTCTATTTGCTTGAGATGCCGTCCAAACTGGTATTTCATATTCACCAGCTAATCCTCTTAAATCTTCATAGATATTACCAAGCTCATGTCTAACTTCTCTTCCATTTCCTCTTAATAGATCTGCATAATCTACTATAACTAAATCAGGCTTTTTCCCTTGAATTATACATTTCTCTATATGAGAACCAAGAGATAATACTGTTGCACCTTTTGTTGGGTAATATTTTATTACCAATTCTCCAGGTATAGTTTTTAACCTCTTCTTAACGTCATCTAGATTATACTTCAAATCTTGAGCTGCAATTCCTGTGAAGATTGAATCGTATCTCAAACCAACATATGCTTGATTTAATTCTAATGTATAATGCAAAACAGTCTTTCCAGCTTTAACTGCGTTTGCACCAACATTTGCTAATGCCCAAGATTTTCCAATACCGGCGGGTGCTACCATTACTCCTAATTCTCCAGAGCCCAAACCTCCATCTGCTAAATCGTCAATTACTTCCCATCCTGTTGTAATTGTGTTACGAACACTTTCCTTATATCTATCATCAACTTCGATATTATATTCGTGACCGATATTCCTATCTCCCCCAGCTTTCATTGCTTCATCAATCTTAACCTTAATTGCTTCAAATTCTCCACTTTCTAATAGGTTAACAGATTCAACGATAGCACCCTTTAATTTTTGATTTTTACAAAACTTTATTGATTCTTCTTTAATAAATTCTAGATCAGTAGATTCAACATTTCTCATTGCATCTTTTAATGAAGATACAACAGATGTTTCTAATACATCATCTTTTAATTCTTTAATTTTTACTTTCATTACCTCCATTGTTGGTGGAGCCTTAAATTCTATAACATGCGATTTTATACATTTAACAATAAAAGATGTTGCTTCTGATTCAAAATATTTATAATCTAATATATCTGAAATCTGTTGCAAAAAGTTTTTATCAGTTAATAGTGCAGCTATTAATTTAACTTGAAAGTTATATCCGAAATCTGAAAGTTTGTTTATCATTCTTTAGCCTTTGTGTCTAGTGATAAGAAAACATCTCTTATCCAAAATTCTATGTTTTTTACTATAAGCATTCTATCTTCTAAAAGCATTTTCATAAAATCATATTTTACGAATGAAGGAATATCTGCTTTTAATATATTTTGCAATTTTTCTTTTGCTGAACCTGATATTTCAGTTTCATGTAATTGCATTAGTTGATAGTTTAGATAGAGCTTATCTTCGTTATCTTTAATTAAATTCAATTGTCTTGATGGAATTGAATTTGTTTTTGCATATTCTATAATATCTTCTAGAGTTAATACGTCTGGACCGAATAGAATAGGTAAATGCTTTATAAGAGACTTATGACCTAAACCTCTAATGCCAGGAACATTATCGCCTTTGTCACCAAGCAAGCATTTGTATAATATATAATTTTCTGGTATTAAACCAAATTCATCTTTTACATCATGTGCAAAATAGTATTTCTTTTTTGTTGGAGACCAAACTGTAATTCTGTCATCTACTAATTGTAGAAAGTCTTTGTCTGAAGACATTATAAAACAATTGCTATCTGGTAATAGTTGCTTGCACATATAAGCTATTGAATCATCAGCTTCTATCTTATCTATTGTTGCCAATGTTACTGGACAGTTTGAAAGATACCCAATTAGTCTTTGCATTTGATATTTCATTGCAAGTTTATTGTCTTCTGCAGAATGGTCTTGATGAGCAGCTCTTAAAAGCTTTCTGTTTACTTTACGATTCTGTTTATAATCTGGATGTAGTTTACGTCTACGTTGTGAACCACCAGCACCATCAAAACAAATTATAACTCTTGTTGGTTTAATATTTTTAATAGCATAACCTATTGACAATAGGAAACCTTTAATACCACCTATATGAATACCATCTTCATTAGTTGAAGGATTCATAACGAAAGCTCTGATAAATGTATTTAAGCCATCTATTAATAGAACTCTATCATTTAGCTTCAAAGGTTCAGAGTCCTCTTTTAGATTGCTTAGTATATCGCTATAATACTTTTTCATTTAGTTTGGTCTTTTTTATTATAATACTAATATAAGAAATTTTTTCGACTTATCCAAAGAAAAGGACAAGTATTTTGAAAAAGTTATTAACAATAGAAGATGGTGATCATTAAGCTAACATTCTAGCTACCTATTCTCAGATCACCATCAACTATTGAATTTTCCCGGTAAAAAAAGTTTGTTAGCAATTTTTTTACAGGTGTTGAAATTTACCTAAAACCCTTGGCGTTTAGTTTATAGGCACATCATCGTTCCCAATTTCAACGTCATCTATACCAATATCATCAGTTTGATAAGACATACAAAGAGCATTGCATATAGATTGATATATACGTTCTTTTCTGTCTTCATCGGATAGGATTTTATCTTCAAATTCTTTGGACATAAATTTGAGTTCCTCTCCATTCTGATCAATATAGGTATACCAGGAACCACCTTGCTTGACTAAGTTATAGTCTTTCATAACCTGTAACCATGAACCATAATCGTCAATACCTCTATCAAAAAGTATTTGAAATTCTGCGGTTCTTAATGGTGGTCCCATTCTATTCTTGACAACTTGAGCTTTAGTTTTAATACCAACTACATGCTCTTTGCCATCAATCTTAGCTTTTATCTGCCCAGCAGCTTTTAACCTTAATCTGCAAGAAGCGTGAAACCCTAGAGCTTTTCCACCAGAAGTTGTATATGGATCACCAAATGATACTCCCAATCTAACTCTTAGTTGATTAGTAAACACTAGACAGATTCTTTGTCTACCTATTAATTGTGTTACCTTTCTCATTGCTTTTGAAATAATAATAGCCTTACTTGTTGCCCAGCCATCTTTTTCAAAATCTGCTTCTTGTTCTACTTTAGTCGTTGCTGCTGCAACTGAATCTACCACGATTGTAACTAACCGATTATTATCTGACTCTCTAATCTTCATAATGATATTTTCAATAACTTCAAAAATATCTTCAATAGCTTCTAGCTGAATGTATAATAAACTTTTTATATCAATACCAATTGCACGAGCAAATTCTTCATTCATTGCATTTTCTGTATCAATATAAACTGCTAAACCGCCTTGTTTCTGAGTATTAGCTAATAAGTGAGCACCAATTAAAGATTTACCAGATGCTTCAAGCCCTGTTAATTCTGTAATCCTTCCAACTGGTATTCCTCCGTTAGGTCTATTAGATATTGCTAAATCTAACAAAGACGAACCGGTGGATACCCATTCAGTTAAATCTGTTGGTGTATCCTCCGCTCCATCTAAGAAATATGCAACCTTCATTGACTTAAATTTCTTATTAAGTGAATCAGCGATAACTCCGGCTAGTTCATCTCTCTCTGCAATACTTTGTTTTTGAGCTTTACTTTTTCTAGCCATAATTATCTCCTTATTTATTTTCTCTAATATTTCTTAGAATATGAGAAATGATTTCTTGTGTTATCCCTTCCATAAGACCTTGCTTTTCCAATTCTCTTGCTAAAGTCTTTAATGGTTTTTCGATTAACTTTTCAATTTGTTCAATTGTCATCATATCTCTATCTCCTAATTATTAAATAAATCGTCAAATGCTGAATCAATATCGTCTGCTTTCTTAACTCCGGCTGGTGCTGCAACTGGTGTTGGCGTTTCAGCTGGTGCATCTGAATTTTCTGGGTTTAACCATTCTTCCAATGCAGATTTCAAATCGTCATAAGAAACTTTCTTGAAAATATTAAAGATATCTTCTTGACCATTCATAATAGCTTCAGCTACTGCTTTATCCTCTGTTGCTGCAGTTTGATTAGGTTTAACCATTATTGCAGTCTTTGGAAATCTCTCTCCACCTTCTGCTGGTGTAAATGTAACCGTAATATCTCTTCCAGCTTTTAGATCAGTGATATCACCATAATCTGGATCTGCGATAAAAGTTAATAGTTCTTGGTAAACAGTTTTACCGAATCCCCAAAGTTTAACACCTTCAGATTCTTGACCTCTAACCAATACTGGAACGTAAGTTCTCATTTTTGGTGTAAGACCTTTAGCTAATTGCCAATCATCCCTATTACCAGTTTGCTTAAGCTTATCAGCAAATTCAACTACTGGGTCAGCATCACCAAATGTAGTTGGTGAAAGATAATTTCTTTTACCTAAACCATAATGAAAGAATAACTCTTGAAACGGGTTATCTTTATCATACTGATAAGGTACTATTCTTACTTGGTTCTTGCCTGGTTCAGGCTTCCATAAATTAGACGTTCTTGTTGTCGTCGTTTGTAATCCTTGTAATTTCTTACGGATTGCTTCTAAATCAATTGCCATGATTATTTCTCCTTTTTTAATTATTATTTTTAATTTCTTGCACTTCTTTACGTAGGTCTTGTGCTTGACCTTTTAATGTTTGCATTGCTTTTCTAATTCTTGTACCAGCAGACTTATTTCCATTGTTGAATTTTTCAACGTCTGATAATACAGAAGTTAGAGTTTCTTGCAGATTTTCAATTGAAATCATATTATTCCTCTTTTTGTTATTTGTTAATACTAATATAATAAAAAATTACGATAAAACCAAATGTTTTTCATAATATTTTTGAACAGCTTTTTCTTTCATCTTTGCTTCCACTACGCAATCTATAGAAAGACCGTGTGTATCAATTTCATTGTAAATGTAATTTGAATGGGCTTGTTCACGTTTATCTTCTGCTCCTTCCATAAGTGCCATAGATTCTGAATAGTGAGTACACTGGCGAATACCTTCCGGCCAAGTTTTAGCTGCTAGGTGTAATGCTTCTGATTCGGATAGACCACCAGTACAGAATCTGTGATGATGATAGTCGAATACAATAGGAATACCAATTACTTTGTGTATACCTTCATATAAATCGGATACTGAATACATTGAAGCTTTGTCGTCATTTTCGATAGTAAGACGAGCTTGTGCTGATGGTATAATACGTTTGAAGTTTTTGCAAAACCTTGCCATAGTACCAACTTTGTCATCATAGGTACCGCCAATATGTATATTGATTTTACAGAATGGTGTTTTTGGCATACCCATGAGATCCATAACAATTGCTGTTTTATCCAAGATATCAATTGCACGAACTACAATATCTTCGTTTGGTGATGCAAGTACAGTGTATTGACCAGGATGAGCTGAAAGACGAATACCATTGTCCCTTGCAAGTTTACCAGCAATTTCAAGATGGCGTTTGATTTCAGGGAAATCTGGGCAATCTTCTAGATTGTAATGAGAGTGCCATGTAAATATATCTGAAGACATACGATATACTTTGATGCCATTGTCAATATTCCATTGTATAATTTTTACAAGATCTTTGACGTTTAATAAATTAAGTTCGGAAGCATATTCAATACCCTTTGCTTCAAATGTTTTTTGACGCATGTGACGATTAGTAAAGATACGGTCCTTACGTAATTCCATATTGATACATGCATAGCCTAGCTGTAGATTGTTTTTCATATTACTAATATAATAAATTTATTTGACATATCCAAATTATTTCCAAAAAAGTTGTACACAAATTATACCTATTGACAATATTAAAGAGGTTAAGGTTTTTAGATTAATACCTTCTCCCATAAAATACCAAGTTAATAGTGCATAAGACGATATACCTAATGCGAAACCCAAAAATCTTCCTGGCCATAATAGACCATCAAAATGTTCATAAGCAAATCTTGTTGCTAATATAAATGCATAGGATATAGTAGTTCCACCTACTAAAGATAAGATTAAAGGATTTTTAGCAAACCAACTCCATAAGAATTGACCGTTTGTTTGAAACCAAATTAGCGTTTGTCCAACAAGGAACAAAGTAACTGTTAAGAATAATTTAGACATACTTTAGTTTTTAATGTTTAATTGTTATTTATATAAATATAAGAAAAATTTTTGACATATCCAAAGAAAATGGCAAAAACCTTTAGTATAAATATCAAATTTCTTTGATTTTAATGATCAAATTGCTATCGCCTTTGATAATTCTATGAATTTTACCTTTTGGTATATGTATAATAGTACCTTTTTGCAAACCAAATGGTAATTCATCGTCAAATTGAAATTGCCACCCTTTACTTTCCATAACTTCTACTATTCTAGTCATTTCGTCAGTGTGCCAAATCAAATCTTCTTCCTGAACATCTTTTTCAAATGTTCTAATTTTATAACCTGTATTATTTTCGTCTGTATATGGATTCATTTACCAGAATTTATTCATATTTGAACCTAGACCTAATTGTTTTGCATATCTTGGTAAATTGCAAGACCAATACCCAGCTTTAGTTCTATCTTTCTTTGTATCACAATTATGTCTATCAGCGAAAGCTTTACTTGCTTTAGGATCTTTTATCTTTACAGCTAGTTTTCCACCACCACCTTTAGCTCCAAAAGCTATTTTACGAATATTACCAGATTTAGGATCTTTTACATAAACATAATATTTTGCAGAACCACCTCTTTTAGGTTTATTTAGATCAACCTTTCTACCTTGGTATTCTGCTTCATTGATCATTGGAAAATCTAACGGAACATCTTCTCCTTCATATA